ATGTTAACATTGTACAAGTTGTCGCGATCAGCTTTGCTCAAGTGCTCAAGAGTTCCAACAACGTTAGCGCCACCTGTTCCACCAAGAGGAGCAAGTCCACCACGGTTAAATCCGGCAGGTGCAAACCAAGGCTGAGAAAGCGCCTCAGACTTCGCAATAGCTCCAATAGCAGCAACGCTAGGAGGAGCCATCAAAACGCTTCCATTGCCGCTTGAGACGTCCGCAATGCGCACATTTGGATAGTAAGCAGCAGCATAAGAAGAGGCAGTTCCGCCTTCAACTTGTCTGATAACTTCAGAAACAGATCCTTCTGTTGCGGTGGTAGAGCCGTTATCTACAGTACTTTGATAAATGCCTTTAAGATCGATGATGGCAAGAGCGTCACCACGAGCTTCAGTTTGACGAATAAGTTTGCCGATAATTGACTCGCTGATAACACCAGGGATTGAAATCAAATCGTAGCGAGAAGTGTAGTAGTCGGATACTTGATTGATAGCTGATTCGATAGAATACTTCGCATAAGTATCACTATCTATTTGACTTTCATTAAATGGATTTTCATACTTGATGTTAACGCCATCTGTTCCTCCAAAAAATGGAGCAGCGAATTGGCGAACACCAGCATCAAACAAGTCCGAGAAAGCAGTTTGATATGAACTTGTGTGATAGTATGAGCCATTTGATCCAGTGAGATTTTCTAAAGTAAATGTATATGCAGCAGACCCAGTTGCGGCTGTTGCTTCAAGGTGTGGATCAAAGTCTTTCTTAAGGATTCCAATATCCCCAAAGTCATCTTGACCTAATTGAGATTTGTATGAAAGTCCATGAAGAGCTCCTGCAGGATAGTCTGTAGAGCCTGCACCATAAGATCCGGTTGTAGACAAGGCGTGGGTAGGCCAACTCACTGTGATGGAGGTACCAGCAGTAAGACCTCCGACGCTATCTGAACCTGAAGGATCGCTTAGGGTTTCTGCTCCCCACATCCATTCATTGTTTGGGTTTCCAACTGCGTCGTTTTGAGCTACCGGGAAACTATTAATCTTTGCTGGACCCATGAACCCAAGAGGAAGGTCTGTTTTGTTAACGCCGTTCGGAGCCATCTCAACACGAATCAAGTTAGAGTTATTTGAGAACGTACCTTCTGTTATGATTTTGCCTTCATTGCCTGAAGTTCCTGCTTGCCAGTATTGCTTGAGATCCCCGATTACTTTTGAGATGTAGTTTGGAGAGTCTGGGTTGAGAGTTACATTGGTAAATTTCTCTACGTATTCGCTTGGTCTTTGACCTACTTTCGCGATTTCAATTGAGAAGGAACCTTCTGGGCGAACTGCAGTTGGTTTACGCAAGTCTTTGATGCGAACAATGTGTGACTTGTGAAAGTCAACACCTTCATCCAATGCTGCGAAGCGAAATAGTTTTTTGTAGTTAGAGGCTTTGGAGCCGATAAACCAACCTGTTTTAGCACCTGCTAACTCAACTTTGTGATTTACAAAAGTTTTTGCATCAGCCTGAGCTTTGATAGCAGCAACCCAAGCAATTTTGTTTGAACTAGCTAAACGTTGAACGTTATATTCGAATGTTTCTCCTAGGAACACGTTATGTTTGTTCCATCCGTCCTCAAACAAAGTAGCGTCAGTGTTCAATACATTGCGAATAAAGTTTTGAGAGTTTTCGTCAAAGTTAAAAGTAAAATTGAAGTTTTCATTTGTAGTGCCATTCTTAAGAATAGCGCTCCATCCGTTTGTATCAGGCTTGATAGCGGTAGCCGAACCTGATGTCACAGCAACATCATTCTGGTCGTTTCCGCTTAAAACAAGATTAGATCCGGAAGTGTAAAGAATAGCAGCCAAAACACCTTCCCCAGCGCTTCCACCATTGTCTTCGGCAACAAAGATTCCGAGAGCTCCTTGTGTATCTGTTTCAGCAGCAACTGAGCTACTGACCCAAGTTGACTCGCTTAAAGTCCATCCGGCTTCTTGATCTCCGGTTGCTCCATCGTCTTGAACACCAGCCAAACGGATAAACTTAACAGGACCAACTCCAGCAGCAAGGTAAGCTTCGGCAGCATAAGCAGCCCAACCACCACCACCGGTGTTTCCTTCACGCCATGGATCACCACGTTTAACTCCGTCCATTGGAGTTCCAAAAACAGATTGGAAGTCAGCCAAGGATGTAATCTTGATTGGTTTCATTGCGGGACCTTTCTTCGCACGACCGATTAGAAGCAATCCGTCATTCTCAGGAACAGCTGCGATAGCTGATTGGTCAATTTCTCTCAGTTCAATTCCTGGAGACAAAAAGTCAAACTTGGTAGGCATTAAAAACTCTCCTTAAATATTCATTTTCCTAGTAAATAGTTGCTTTAAAAGCCAAAGTCATAAATCTCGGTATTTCTCACCGTTCTTGTCCCATGGCTTAGAATCTCCCACAATCACTCGTTCTCTGGAGATTTTAACTTCAACAATTGATTCTTCTCTTTTGATGAATGGTTCATTTGTCTCAAGGTCGCTTCCGTTAATGTATCCAAGCACCTTGATTTGAACCTTGGCGTTAAACATTCTTTCTTCTTGACCAAGGTTTGATTGGTTAGAATTTAAACCATAGTCGTCTTGAATGAAGGCTTCATACTGATATCCATTGTTACCAATCGTAATATAGTTTTTCTTACTATTCATGAACAATGGAAGGATCTGATTCATTTGTTGTTGGTATTCTGTTCTTATGTTGACCTCGAACATGCAAGTCAAATAAGTTGGTTTTGGTATTGAAATCGTCTCGTAGACAATCTTTTTTGTGGAAACAGGGCCTGTTTCGTCACCCATTTCCTGACGCTTCCTAGAAGCATTCTGAAAGTTTTGGGTCTTGTCTTGCTGGATTACTTTGCGAATAACAATTCTTTCTTCTTCTCCGACATAAGCAGCTTGCACCGCTCCCTTAAAGGCATCATCGCGAGATACAGAGGCTCTAGATACAGTAATGAGAGGTAGGCGGAGTTTTCCAACCTTATCTCTCAACTCTTTGTTATTCTTGATTTGGAAAGTTCTTTCAGTTCCCATCCATAGAACATTGACTTTCTCTCGACCAGCATTTGTTATTGCATGAGGACTTAAAGTTTCATCGATAAAACGATAAACCGCTGTATCAATGTTCTCCAAGGTTGATGGATGTGAAATTTCGTTATTACCTTGCATTGAATAGCCCGTCCCTTGCTCTTATACATTCAGCTCCAACCTCAAATCTGGATTCTGGTTGCCCGAACAAGATCTTTGGCTCAATGAGCTTAACAATCTCATAAAAGATCTCTCCGAACCTTACGAAGTCGCCTTCTCTAACAAATAAGTTCTGATCTTCTGTCAATCTTCGCTTGTGAAAGTTTACCTTGATCTTTGTTGCTTTGTCGAGAGCGATGTTCTCCATGTCGGAGGTCTCCACTCCTTGATACTCAACCAAAGCAAATACTCTAATCGGATGCAAGAAGTTTTTTTCGATTGCCTCACCGTAAATAGGGTGAAAATCTGTCGATTCCACATCGATTGGAAAATAAAGGACTTACTGTCCAACAACTCTCTCGATGATTTCATCATTTATTTGCTTTACAAGGTTCTTTTCTTTCTCTCCGAGAAACAATGGAGAGGGTGGCTGCGCTGGTCTTTCCCATTTACTCATTTACTTACCCCACGAAGATATGCAAAGGAACTTTCTGAACAATTGCATCCATATTATCAACCATTGCCTTATCTGTCTCGGCCAACTTAGCATACAACATCTCATCGAGTTGTTTATTAAGCTCTTCTCGAAGTGCTTGTTGCTCTGAAGATGCTTGCGATAGAAGGTCTGAGGCGTTCAGAGAGACATTATCTCCAGGTATAGGTACATTGCCTCCAAACTTTCCTCTAACTTGCCCTAGGGTCTCTTTTGAGAGCGCGAGAGCGAACCTTCTAATCCATTGCTGACCAACAGAGTTGATGCTTTCGAATGGAATGTTCTCCATCGGCATGGTATTCATGTTGTTTACACCGTCGACACCATTGTCTCCGTTTGAATCCTCAAATGCATCATTGCCTCCAACGGTAAATCTGAACCAAAACTTGCTGTCTGTGACTGAATCTGGGACAGGATAGATCTTTACCTTGTTATCAATGATCTCATATGAGTAATGAGATGTTCTTGTGTACAAATGGTCTTCATAAGCAATTGCCTGAAGCTTGTTTTGCCATGGCGGGATAACATTGAAAGTTGAATCATCAGCATACTGTCCATAGTTATGGAAGTTTCCAACAACATTCAGTCCACCATAGTATCCATAGAACCTCCACATTTGTCTTGGAGTTATATAATACAATTGTCTGATCTTGATTCTCTTTCCTTCGATGTCTCCCCATTCTTGAGCTACATCGCTTTCAATGACTTGTTGGAGGTCATAATCTTGTTGTCCGGAGACGATATCAAATGAAGCAGAATAGATTGGCTCTGTTCCTCCAACCATTGCTTCTGTCGAGAACTTGTCTGCTGCCCTGAAGGCATAGTCAAATTGAAACTTGGGATATTTGAGAGAAACGGAATCTGCTCCTTCTACCTTACCAGTGTGGTCAAATGTGCCCGTAGGACCTCCTAGAGCGCTTCCTAAGGCATTTCTAGCTTGATGGAGGTTCACGATATAGGAGTACTCTAAACAGGCCTCCTCGTAGTGATTATAGACGTTCTCTGCGGTAATCTCAATGTCGAGCACATCCCCACCAAGCCTCTTGTAAGTATACTTCACTTGTGCTGCTGCACCATCGTAGAATGCTGAAGTGTTGTAATATCCGATAGCTAATG